GCAAACGAAATTGAAAATTACAACCCACACATGGACGAACAAATTAATAAGATAAACCCAAAAGCTGGTTTGTTTGATGTATTAGAACAAATGAAAACAACCGGGCATTTTAAACCAACTAATTATAATAGTCCATTAATGCCCGACAATGTTAAACCAGAACCAGAATATTTAATGAAACCCTTTTATGATATTAAAAAGGATTTGAGTCATATACAACCAGTTATACCCAATGAAAATATTACTAGAGATAAATTAGAACAACCGAAAGAAGATACTACTCCATTAACTGAAGAAGAATTAAGAAGTTTATTAAATGTTCCAGAAGAAAATTTTTCTCCCGATGTTTTAGCTAAACCCTCTCCCAACTTTAGTAAAATATTTAATCAAATAGAAGAAGAAAAACAAAAGAAAAAACTATTAAAAACTATTAAAACTCCAGAAAATAAAGAAGGATTTATTGGTGGGTTTCCAGAAGCACCAGAACCAAATTAATCATGACTAATATTACAGATCTTGAAGAATCATTTAATAGTCTACAAGAACTTAGCGATTCTCAGTTTAGATCTATAGCTTCTCTTAAAAAAGAGTTAGCAATTCTTAAGGAAGAAAATAAAGCACTCAAGTCCAATCCAACAACTTCATCTTCTAATTCTTCTGATATCATTGGGTTTGATATTAGCAATGAACGCTTAATCTGTGAAACACAAATTACTATATTAAAAGATAGAGCAATCACTAGAGAACTCTTACTAGAAGAAGCGAAGAAGTTTCAAATCTTTGTTGATATCTTAGATAACATTAAAAAGAATACGCCAAATGCAAGCAAAGTAAGAGTCGAAAAACTTAGTACAGAAGAACTACTTGCATTAGTAGAGGGCGGAGATAGTGGCAGCACCATCAACTAAAATAGATCAAAGATTGATCAAAGATGCTTTGTGGAGAAAAGGAAGTTTAGTCTTTCTTCTCGATGCAAATCAAAAAGCTCTCTACGATTTATTTTATAATACCATTCACAGAGTTCAAACTTGGTTACTAGCTCGCCGTTCTGGTAAGTCATATGCACTTTGTGTTCTTGCCATTGAAACTTGTTTAAGAAAACCCGGAGCTATTGTTAAGTTCCTAGCTCCCACTCGAGTACAGGTGAATTTAATTATTCGACCGCTAATGCGTAAAGTATTAGAAACTTGTCCCGATGATATTCGTCCAGAATATAAAGCTAAAGATAACATTTATTATTTCCCCAATGGTTCCGAGTTGCAATTATCTGGTACGGACGGTGGTAACGCCGAACGACTCAGGGGTGGTGACTCGGATCTAGCTATTGTGGATGAGGCTGGTAGCTGTACAGATTTACGTTATTGTGTACGAGATATTCTACTACCCACCACACTAATTACTAAAGGTAAAATTCTTCTCGCATCAACACCCCCAGAAGATGCTGAACATGATTTCAATACATACATTGAAGAAGCAGAAGCTCGTGGTTCCATTGTGGTTCGTACCATCGATGATAATCCTCGTATTGAAAAAGTTGAGAAAGAAAAGCTTATTGAAGAACTGGGCGGTATGCTTAGTGATTCCACCCAACGAGAGTTATATTGTAAGCAAGTTAAATCTAAAACTAACTCAGTGGTTCCAGAGTTTGATGATATAAAAGCTTCAGAACTTATTTATGATAGTCCCCTCCCACCGTTTTATCATGCCTATGTTGGAATGGATATTGGATTCAAGGATCTTACCGTAATTTTATTTGGCTATTATGATTTTAATAAAGATCTTGTTGTAATACAAGATGAAATTGTTACCAGTGGTCCGGAGATGTATCTTGCATCATTGGGTAATACTATACTACAAAAAGAAAAATCATTATGGTTTAATCCATTTAATGGTGAGATTATTAAACCTAAAAAACGAGTTAGTGATCATAATTTAGTGGCTATTAATGAACTAAAACGAACAACTAATTACCAATTACAATTTGAACTAGCAAGTAAAGAGAACAAACATGCATCTATTAACTTTCTTAGAACGGTAATTAATAGTAATAGAATAGCAATTAATCCAAAATGTGTGACTCTTATCAGACATTTAAAGAATGCTAGATGGGCATCTACAACAGCCAAAGACACCTTTGCTAGATGTTCACTCGGTTCTCATTATGATGCAGTAGACGCTCTTGCTTATTTATTACGTTCCATCGATTTTAAATCAAATCCATATCCCAAGAATTATGGCGGAGCATTAAATAGTGATGATATCTTTCACCAACACACTAAACCTAAGATGGAAGGTGAAAACATTTATAAACAGATATTAGGATTGAATAAACCAAAATCTTCTTATTCTGATATAACAAAAATTTTAGATATAACACCAAAGAAATCTAGTCCGGCAAGCGGAACAATTAGTTTTAATAGAAAACGCTTTGGTTAACAACTATAGAAAACAACTATAAATAGAGAGTAATAAATATGATTGATCACCCAAATGAAGATAGTACATTAGAAAAATACTTTGCGGCGGAAGATGCTGAAAAACTTGCAAGTACTTGTTTATCCAAAACAACTTCATTTTATAATGCATTGAGCATGAACTACTATCTCGATAACTTGGTGAGAATGTGGTTATATTATCACGGTCAATATAACTCAACTATCTCTGGTGATAGTCACCGTGTATCATTTATGGGAGAAGAAGGTGAATTAGTAGGATTACCTGTCAACCATTTCCGAAATATTGCTCAACATATGCTCAATATGATCACTTCTAGTCGTCCTACGATGGAAGCAAGAGCAGTTAACACTGATTATAAATCACTTTCTCAAACATATCTAGCTAATGGTATTCTAGATTACTACATGAAGGAGAAAAAACTTGAAGAAGTTATTCGCCGCGCCACTGAAATGGCTATTGTACTTGGTACTGGCTTTGTTCGTATGGAATGGAATGCTACTGCTGGTGAACTTTATGATTTTGATCCGGAAACTGGTGAGAAAAATTTCGAGGGAGAACTAGAATTTACAAATTTATCGCCATTTGACGTTGTTTTTGATGGAACTAAGGAAACTTGGGACCACGAATGGGTTATTGTTCGTAGTTTTCAAAATAAATTTAATTTGATGGCTAAATATCCAGAACTTGCTGATAAAATTAGTCGTATGCAGACTAAAAATCACACATCTTCTTATCGTTTAGCAATTTTCTCTAATGATAATACTGATGATATTCCAGTATATGAGTTTTTCCATGATAGAACAGAAGCGATGCCCGATGGTCGTTATATGTTATTCTTAGATGATGATCTTCCTTTGATGGATATCCCACTTCCTTACCGTCAGATTCCAGTATTCCGTATTAGTGCGGGTGAGTACATGGGAACTCCTTACGGTTACAGTCCAATGTTCGATTTATTCCCACTACAAGAAGCTGCTAACTCCTTATATAGCACAATCATGACCAATCAATCAGCTTTTGGTGTTCAGAACTTATTTGTTCAACGCGGATCTGATTTAGATATTAATAGTTTAGAGGGTGCATTGAATATTATTGAAGGTAATATTAAACCAGAACCTTTAAATATGACTTCTACTCCTCCAGAAATTTTTAAATTTGTTGAGATGATTGTACAAGCAATGGAAACTATTTCCGGCGTAAGTTCTGTTACTCGAGGCAACCCAGAGGCTTCTCTTAAATCCGGTACTGCACTAGCACTAGTTCAATCCATGAGCTTACAGTTCATTTCTGGCTTACAGAACAACTATGTGAAGCTTATTGAAGATATTGGTACTGGTCTTATCAATATTCTTAAAGATTATGCTAAAACTCCTAAGACAATTGCTCTTGTTGGAAAGAATAACCGTTCTTTATTAAAACAATTTACTGGTGACGAGATTGGTGCAATCAATCGCGTTATGGTGAGTGTTGGTAATCCCCTTTCTCGCACTACTGCAGGTCGTGTACAGATGGCAGAACAAATGCTTCAGATGGGACTTATTAAGAATCCTAAAGAGTATTTCCAAGTTATCAATACTGGTTCATTAGAATCAATGTATGAAGGCGACATGAACGAATTGCTTCTCATTAAGAAAGAAAATGAATACTTAATGACAGGTAAAGAAGTTATTGCTGATTTGCTCGATACTCATGCTGCTCATATTATGGAACATCGCAATGTTATGGCAGATCCAGACTTGCGTATGAATCCAGACTTGCGTAAAGTTGTACAACAACACATTCAAGAGCATATTGATTATCTTCGTAACGTAGATCCGGATTTATTGATGCTTACTGGACAACAACCACTTCAATCTCCGGGAATGCCAATGATGCCACCTCCTATGATGGGTGGAATGCCTCCAATGGGTGGAATGCCTCCAATGGGTGGACCTCAAGGTGGCGGTCAGATGCCTCCTCAAATGCAACCACCAGTAGGACAACCACAAGGTAATATCCCAAATGAAATATTAAATCATAATGATCTTAGTAGTTTATTAAAGCAACCAAGTGGGATGCCACCTAACCCTCAAGACATGATTAAAGGTCAAGGAAATCCGGGCGGTGCGCCATTACCGGGACTTCCACAACCACCTGCACCATTTAAACAAAATCCTGTAACAGCGGATCAAATGATGCCACAATAATTATTACTCTAACCCCCCAATTTAACAACTTGTAATATATGTCAACCTCACTAATCGTCCATCAGTTAAATAAAAAGTTATTAGATAATGTTAGTGTTGCAGTTAGTCAATCATCTGAAGCAGTAAACATTAATTCATATTCTTTGTATGCAATGCAATACGATTGGGTAGGATATGCTGGTACTACTATTATTAGATTAGAAATTTCTTGCAATGGAACTAGTTGGGTTGAGTTAGATAAATATAATATACTAACAGCAAATGATTCTAGAATGCTTAATATTGAAAAAGCTGGGTATGCTTGGGTTCGTGTTCGCGTTGAAGATGATGGTTTGGGCGTTGGTACAATTACTGCTACTCTAAATGGTAAAGTTTTATAATGAAAGATTTTATTGTTATCTTTTCCGAAACCGGAGCTAGAATTGTAAAAGATCCTCAGTTTA